TCTGTAGCTCCGGGGGGTAATACTCTACCATCTCCCTCGTAGCCGTATAAATCCTTTGGCATATCGCCCGTTTCTATGTCTTTTGGGGCGTTAGGATCAAAGTGTACTGTCTCAGCTACCCCTTCTGGTAAGGTAGTAGGCTCTACTGATAGCGGAAACTCGTTGTTTGCAAGTAGTACGTCTACGATTTGACTATACGCTGCAAGTACTTTTGTCTTTGTTACTTTAATAAATACACGGGATTTCTCAGTCTCCGTAAACTGTACGTCAGAACTGTATACACCCCTGTAGTTCTTATATGCCCTGATCCAGTTGTTTTCTTCTGTGTATCTTGCATCTTCAGCCCTAGTAAACTGCTTCTGTATGTAGTCAGTTAGACCAGATACACCCTCATCTGACTCATCATTCTCTAGGAATGCGCTCTCACTATCTTCTATAAACTCTGAATCGTAAGCCATATTTTACCTTTCAATATCCAAATGTAGCATCAGCAGGTTCAAATCTAGGTTTAGGCGAAGTTGCCGTACCCATATCAAATATGTTGCGAGGTACGGGTCTAGACTGTATTCCATACCTTAGTGCATCGTATAGATGATCCTCTGCATGAGTATCTACATCCTCTGGATTTCTTTTATCCAATGGTATTATTGGTAGTTGAGATATTAAATTTGTACACGTATTAAATATCTGTATACCCGGCATATCTGTATCTTCATCTACTGATAATAGCCTGTGTACTTCATTCTTTCCGCTAACTCTACTACCCTTACTTCTGTCGGAGGGTCTAAATCTACACCCTTCCATTATCATTTGCTCTGCTAGGCTAGGCCCCGTATCGCCTCGCTTGTGCCAACATGAGGAGTCAAGTACCCCATACGATATTGTGCCATCCTCGCTCTCTAAATTTAGTATCAGCCTAGCTAACTCTATCGCCAATACTTTACGAACATACAACTCCCTGTATACAACCAGTGTATCATCTGGCGTAACAGCAAACCACAAAACAGCAGAGTAAGAGCCATAACCATAATCACACGCCCTAAATTTTCTCCAGTTACTAGGTACTTTATACGGCGTAGTTACGTGTATACTTCTGTCAAACTCTGAGAAGGCTGCACCCTCTGCAATATCCCAACTTCCATATAGTAGCTGTTTTCGCTGTACTTCTGGCAAAGACAGTAACATTGTTTCGTAATCACCCGTATTGTACAAGTACGGATTATCTTTTAAACTAGCAGGTATAAATCTCCTCTGGAATAGAGGATCGCCTTCTCTGCTATGTCCTTTCGGATACCTTAACACTTCTTTAGTATCTAAATCCCTAGCCCAGAACGACTTGTTAGGCGTGGCAGGATCTATAAACATTTTCTTAACCCACGAATGACCGGGGCCACCGGGGTTTGTTGTCGCTCTCATAGACACTTGTATATTAGGATTAATAGATCTTAATCTCGACCTGAGATAATCCCACGGAAACGATGTAGGGTATTGCGTAAGCTCGTCAAAACCCACGTAGGAAAAACTTTGACCTTGGTAACGTAGAACGTCTTTATCTTGTTCCAAGTACGTGAGCCATATTCTAGCACCCGATGGAAAAGTCCACTGACTTTTTCTTTCAGACCACTTAGCCCCCGGATAAAACTTTGGATAGATTTCTGTAGACTTATGGATAAGCTCCCTAAGTTCATCGTTGGTTCTCCTGAGTATTAGTGCGCTATGCTCTGCATAATCACAATATCTAAGAGGGTCTATTAGTAGTGCAAAACTCTTTCCACCACCTGCTGCCCCTCCGTATAGCACCTCCCTTTCTGGTGCATTTATAAAACTTTCCTGTGGCCCTTTGTTTATTGATATTCTATTAGAATTGTAGTCTTGCTCTACAGGCTCCTCAACCTTGAGAGGATAAGAGTCCGTCTGCCCAACGGGTGTCGATTGGATCTCCTCTTTTTTCGTTTGGCGTATAGAGGATTTTGTCTTGGATACTCTTTTCTTTTTCGGCGTACTCTTTCGCCTTGGAGGCGTAATGTCTGTACGATTTGACTGCATTCTGTCTATCTCTTTCCTTAGTCATCAGCTTATGTAGGGCCTGATATGTTATGCTTCTTCCTGTCCTAGCAGATAACCATCTGGCTACCTCCCTATAGCTACAGGACTTTAGATATTCTTTTGCCTCTACTAACGCATTTAATTCTTCTTCTACGGGTAGCAGTGTAGTATTGTCTGCTGGGTTTGCCTTATACCCAAACGGTATCTGTCGGCTCTTACGTACTACGGGCCTCCACGTATTAGTTTCTTCTTGAGTCACCATCGTCCTCATCGTATGTAGGTTCTGCCTTTGGGGGAAAGATTAACAAACTGGGGGCATCTGTCTTTACAGTTATGCGCTCTGTTTTGACAATGCCTGTGCGGTCTAGGATCTCACGGGATGCTGCTATACGATCCCTGTTACCTAAAGCGGTAGGGTCAGTTAGTACGCCCGTCATAGCCATAGCTGCCATAGGGCCATTAGCCGCAAGGTACATCTGTGTCCTGTCTATGATCTGATCCTGTAGTGTTCTTAGTACGGAGCTAGTCTTAGTGTTTGCGCTATACCCTGCTATTCTCATGGCCTCACGTAAGTTACCGTTGGCCTCATCAAATAGACAGTCTAAGAATACTTCCTGTCTATCTGTTAGTTCTTTTTTTATTGCCATTCATCCTTGCCTTTTTCATATCAGAAAAGGGGGCGGCCCTCTTCTTACTACTAGTAGCTGTTGGTGTTGCTTTAGTGCTTTTACTTTTACGTGCCTTATTCTCTTGTACGATGCGACTGATACGCTTCTTCTGCTCTGGGGTTATTGCACCCCCATGACCCATTCGCTTTACTTGACCACCCCTTCTCAGGTTCTGATAGTTCTGTGGCATATTAGTAATGAACGGATCGTCCTCTGGTATATCTTCAAAGCGTATGTTCCTGCCTACTATCCTGCTTACGAGTTTCTCTAGGGCGTTCACGTTTTCGTCTATTTTTTGTGGTTCGTCTTCAAAAGAATCATCTCCTGCTTCAGAGTAGTTGAATCTTTGTATAACTTGATTATCCATTACCTTTTTAAATTTTGGATTGTTTTCTAATGTCTCTTTTAAGCTAGGCGTTCTTTTAGATTTTTGTCTTGATATAGGCATATCTTTATAAGGAAACGTAATTTCATCTCGTCTAGTACCAGCTTTTTTTTCTGCTTCAGCTCGTCTTAATCTATATGCTTCTTTTTCTTTTGAGGTAAGCATTTCATATTTTCTTCTCTCAGAGTCGTCCTTTCCTGTTTGAGGTGTTACCATATTATTAGGATCGTAGGCTCTACTACTAGTAGTAGGTGTACCCCCAGCAAGAGACTTACTCTTCACTCCGCTGTTTTTATTTGTTCGCGAAGAAGTTTTTGTAGTCGTACGATTGCTAGGGGTATTTGTTGTAAGACTTGCCTTTTGTCTTAAACTATTTACGGGATTAGGTTTAGATTTAAAATCTGTACCTCTTTCTATATTTTTCAAAGAAGGTTTAGTTGCCATTGATTCAGGATCTATTCCTAATTGTAATTGTGTATCTTTAATTTGTTTAGCTAAAATATCATCTCTATTCTTATCATAAGGTCTAGTTTTATTTATTACTTCTTGTTGGCGTAATCTATTTAACCTGCCTATAAGAGTATCTCGTTTATTTCTTTCTTCAAGCGTTAATATGTTTTTACTAAAATCGCGTTGTGCCATATTTATTTCCTATATAAGAGAAGGAGCAGTAGGTAAAGTATAAGCCTTCCCCCTACTGCCCTATTACATTCACAGTCCTAGACCACATCATACCTCGCAAGAATACGTATAGCTAGGCAGAATCGCTCTCGTCTATTGTACTTTTTAGCATACCTACGTAGTCAGTATACCCTTCCAAGTTTAGTGCCTCACACGCCTCTCCAAGCGTTATGTCAGGAAACTTCTCTTTTAGTTTTACCCAGATATAATATTCATCGCTACTGGGTAAGGCCACCGGGTCTATTAGTAACCCTGTCTCTAAGGTCTTGTAAAACCTCTCTAAAAGCATACTTCCTGAATCTTTATATAGTTGTACTGATTTAGATCTCTTTGTCAAGTTATTTTTTATCACAAATACCTCCTTTTTTAGTTGACAGGCGTAGTAAAGTATGTTATAACTACGTTATCGTATCGCAGGGGGTAAATATATATACTCTAGATACCCACTCCTACTATAGTATATATTATTATATCAGATAATCCGCGATATGTCTACGAATTACTGTAGGCCGTGTGGGTGTCTAGTAATATGTCGCAAAGTGGTTGACACCTTATTTACCCTATCCGTTGCACATATGGTATATACCCACCCAGAGGGGGGTGGTGGCCCTAGCGTACGTATCGTATATAATAAAAAAAAAATAATCCCCCCTCCCCCTAGGTAAAACCTACATAATCTATTCTATTTATTGCTTATTCTATAGCTTAGTTAAGTTATGCTATAGCCATGTGTTTAACGCATACCTTAGATGCTATGGATATAACGTAGTTAGGTTATGTATTTATAGTATACCCCTACTAGGTACAGTGTCGTTTTATATGGCGCGGGTTAATTACCCCTCTTAAATAAATACATATGTTGAATAATTAACTTAATTAGTATATAGTGTTCCTATTGTTTAACTTAATTGAATTGGATTGTTATTATGAATACTTTAAATTTAAGAGATGAATTTAATTCTTTACCCGTT